TGACCTATACCTACAAGTTCCTGCCATTCACGTTGACGCAGGTCTATGCGGGTCGTATCGCTCAGTCTTTTGGTGAGATGGACATGGTCACCACCGATGCCAGCGCCTGCGCTTCAAGCCTCAAAGTAATGATGGATGTCCAAAACCTCATCCAGTTTTACAACTTTGACCGTGTGATTGTCTTGACAGTTGAGGATGGCGTCTCCAACGCTGTGCTGGAGTTCTTTGGTGACTCCAAGGCGGTGCTGACCGAAAAGCAAGAGCAAGAGGGTATAAAGCCATCCGCTTTTGATTCGACCAACTTTGGGTTTCGGATTGGTCAGGGCGCGGCTCTTGCGGTGTTTGAATCACGCGAGGCAGTGGCCCAACAGCAAATCAAACCCCATGCTCGTCTGGTGGGGGCTTACAGCGCCTCAGAGCGCTCTACAAACGCAATTGGGCAGTGTGAAGACGGTGAGGGATTCATCAAAGCTATAGAGGGTGCAATCCACTATAGCAATATATCCCCTGATGAGATTAAAATAGTCAAAACCCACGGCACTGGAACTGCGTCCAACAACAAGGCTGAAAAGAACGCCTTGACCCAAACGCTAAAAGCATTCGTTGCAACCTCGTATAAACAAAAAATTGGTCATACGATGGGTAGCAGTGGACTGCTTGAGACACTTTTACTTTTAAACGATATTAGGTCTGGCGTTGTTCCAGCGATTGCAAACCGAACTGAAACCGATTCGGTATTCCTTTCGGAATCGACAACACCACCTGATGGTCTGATAATGAGTCTGGCGGCTGGGATGGGCAACATCTATTCCGCCGCAATTTTTAAGGGGATGTGATGCTGGTCGATAGCAAAAAGAAACAATTAGGTCAAGAGGCAATTGCAATGATTGCGGCTCAGGAGACCAAGTCACCACACCCTGCATCTACCGTCTATGCGGCGATGGTCAAAGAGATGAATATGCCCGGCACATCCATTGTGCGCGAAGGCAACACCCTTTTTGTGATTCACAACGCCGAGGGGCGTGTTGGCGTGTTCCGCGCTTTAAACGCAGACACTGCCCGCAACTACCTAGAGAGTTCATACGCCTTCATTCAAGGCGCATACAAGATGGGTTTTGACACGCTTGTGAGCGAGTTTGAAGACCCAACAATTATGAACATTTTTAAAGCCATCTCGCGCAATCCTCCTCAAGAGGGCATGGGCTACAAAGCCGAGAGAACCAAAACAGGTTTTCGCGTGACGGTCAAGTTAGGGCCAAAGCGGGCTGAAAGGGAATAATCATGGGAGCAGTAGTCAGTTTCGTTGAAGATACATTTGACTTTGTTGGTGACGTCTTTGAAGCCGTCGGTGACGTTGTTGAGGACGTTGTTGACGTTGTTGGTGACGTCATTGACAAGGTTGGCGATGTAGTCCAAGCCGTAATTGACGACCCTGTTCCAGTCCTGCTATCTGTTGCGGGAAGTTTTGTAGGTATACCGCCAGCCGTCACAATGGGTGCAATTACTGCGGCTCGTGGTGGTGACCTTGAGGATATTGCATTATCGATGGGTACTGCATACTTTGCTCCTCAAGTTGGTAGTGCGCTCTCCTCTACTGTGTCCTCTGCATTTATTGATGCAGGCTTTAACGAAGCATTTTCTGAAGTTGCAAGCAACTCAATCAGTAAGGGATTGGTCAATGGTACTGTCGCCGAAATTAAAGGCGGTAGTTTTGAAGATGGCTTTGCTGGTGGTTTTACTGGTGGCATGGTGCAAGGCGGTGTTAGTGAGGTTGGTAGCTACGTCAAGGATGACGTTATTGCTTTGGCGCAAGAAAGTGGTTTAGATTTAAAAGACGCAACTTCTTTGTACAACGCAGGTACACGAGCAGTTTCTGCTGGTGTTACTTCTGAAATTACTGGTCGCGGTGATTTTGCTACATCGTTCTCAAACAGCGTTGTTGGTTCAGGTATTGACGCAGGCACTCGTTCGCTCAACTCCACAATTGATGAGCAGTTCCGCACTGCCGCAACCGATTGGAACGAGAAGGACAAAGAGGGAGAGCCAGTCAATGTTTCCATCACTGGCGCAGGCATTCCAAACGACGTTGTATCTCAAGTGCAAGTGTCTGATATTGGTGTAGATAACACCCCAGACACAAACACAATTGATACCGCAAGTGTGTTGGCTGATTCTTCAGACACAACAGGCAAACCTGTCGGCGAGACAGCAACGTCTGACATTTCTATATTGCCCGAAACCCAACTGGCTCAAGCGCCAATCGGTGAGACTGAGACCGATTTTGCTGACCTGATTGGAACACAGACACCAACATCTGGTGAAACTGTTTTAGCTGAGACAACTGAAGTTCCTGAAAGCGTGATTGACATTGCCGAGAACCTTACAGACGTTGAACCAACAGGAACGGTAACAGTTGAGTCTGCTGAACCAAAAGGCGCACTGACCACAATGGCTGAGGCAACAACTCCAATTGTTGATTTGGATACCAGCAAGCCTGCTGTTGTGTCTGAAGCCCCTGTTGCTGAAAATCTTTTGACCGCTGGATTAAATCAAGAAAAACCTGAAGGCGGATTGAATGCTGTTGCACAAGCAGAACAAGCAACACCTGAAGCGAAGATGGCAAGTTCTATGGGCTTGAAGCCTACAGACATCACTAAGCCAATGGTTGCAACAGTAGGAAGTTTGCTCAAGCAATCACTGTCTCAGCAAAAACGTCCAGTGCAACGCGCACCCGTTCGCCCTGTTGGCGGATTGCAGATGGCTGGCGCAAAACCTGTTGTTCGTAAGCCTGTTGCTCCGCCAGCAAAAATGGATGTAGCAAAGTTAATTCCAATTCAAAAAGCGGCTCCAGTTGGGCCACCCAAGACATTGGCAAGCACAGCAAAATTAAGCCCAGTGACCAACATTGCAGGCTTAACTTCCATGCTGAAGAAGACAGGATAAAACATGGCTATTCTAAAAAAACGCACATCAAGCAAACAACTCCCTGAAGCAAGGGGGCTTGACCGCGCACCGCTAGGTAGCATCATTCGCGGTGTAGGCGATACCCCAAATTTGACTGGTCGAGGCTCTTCCTCAATCACGTCTGCTGGCGGTTCTGGTGGCTCTAATGCGGTTCAGTCCGCAGGCTCTGAAACACGCCCATTTACTTCTGCTTTTACCAACCCTGACACAAACAGACCTGCGATTACAAGCAAGCCTGCCACAACTACAAAACCAAGCCTGACTACAAAAACATCTTTGAACACCAAGCCATCGCTGACTTCAAAGACAGGTACACCTACAGCCAAAACAACCACAACCAAACCAACGACCACAAACAAGCCAACAATCACAAACAAGACGTCAACTACGCCTACGACAAAAACAACGTCGCCTACGTCTGTGGTGAAGCCTACGGTCAAACCAAACGTCAGCAACCCAAACTCCACCACCAACAAGATAGTGAACGCGCTCACAGGCGCGGCGATTGGTGCTGGCACAAAGTTAATCATTGACAAGATTACTGGTAAACCCACTGTTGTTGGTGGTGGCTCTAATACTGGTGGAACAGGCAAGACTGGCTCTGGCTCAACTGCTGGCTCAAACACAGGCTCTAAGACAGGTTCAAACACTGGTTCTAAAACAGGGTCAAACACTGGCACGGCTGGTGGCTCTAAATCTGGCACAGGAAGTCCAACAAGCGTTGTAAAAAATCCTGTTACTGGTTTGCCATCTGGCACTGGTTTTGGCGATGACAAGACTGAGTACACCACCGATTCTTTGGGCAACACCTATAAGACTATGCCTGATGGCACGTCTGTGTTGTATCGCGCCGCAGAGGTTGATGAAGACATTACCCCAGATACTGGCGGTGGAACTCGTGGTCTTGGTGGCACGACAACTGCTGGAGATGCAGAAAACACAGACACCGTCGTAGCTGGCGGTGACACTGAGTATTTCCAAGATGATGAAGGTAACTACTACGTCATGAACGATGATGGTGGTTATGACTTGGCGTACTACGCTGACGGTTCTGCATACGAAGACACCTACACAGACGACACCACTGTTGCTGATAACACTTATACAGACCCAGACACTGGCGCTGTGTGGACGATGGCTGACAACGGCGAGTGGAGTACCGACTTCAACTATGACGATTACTACGCAAACGAAGATTCCACTTTAGCGGACAACACTGATTACACAGACAATGCTGATTACTTGTATGCGGGTAATGACGACTACACAGACTATGACTACACAGACTACTCGGATTACGACTACGCAAAAAGCGGGGGCTTGATTACTATGATGAAAAACGGCGGAGTTCCACGTTTTGCTGGTGGCAATCTTGTTACTGAAGATGGTTTGACGACAAACTTTGCTTACAACGATGAGACTGGCGATTTGTATCAACCTATGGCTCAAAACGAATATGGAGACTACTACGCTCCATTTCTTAACACTAGAGGGTATGTGCAGGAATATGACTCCCCAGTGTCTCTCTCTGACAGCTTGAGTGACGGGGAAGAGGTGGTCAATACCTCTTATGGTGGAAATGATTTTACCCCTGCCCCCGGTCGTCAATACTTCGACGATGGCTCCTACATTGACACGTTCGATGACGGTAGCACGATGACGTATGACTCTGATGGCAATCTCGCTGGTACAACTGATGGCTATCAAACCACAAGGGACGATGAAGGTAACTACATCGTCACTGACGGCTATGGCAACATGACCGTCTACGACCCAAGCGGAAGCGTAATTCCATTGGGTGGTGGTCGTGTAAATCAAAGACCAATTACCAGCGCTGGTGGCGGAAGCAGAACTCCTACCGTAGGAAATGTTTTAAACCCAAATGCGAATGCAGGTTCAAACAATCTTGGCTCTGACTTCTTGAACACCATTACTGGCGCACTTGGCACAACCGCAGGCGCGGCTGGCGCTGGCGCTTTGATTGCCTCTTTGCTTGGCGGTGATTTTGGTGGCGGTACAGGCAACCAGAATCAAGGCTTGGATATGTCCAAGGTGGGCGTCATCAACCCGCGCACCACTGACTTTGGGATTGGCCCAACAAACTATGTCGACTACCAAGACTACGGCACAAGTGGTGGCGACTACACCCCCAATGAAGAGTTGTTGCGTAACCTAAATGCACCGGGCTACAACCCTGTGAATGAAGGCGACTACGGCTACGAAGAAGTCCCCGCAGAAGAAACCGAAGAGGCTCCCAAAATGGCTTCTGGTGGTTTGTCCTCGATGGCGACTCCTGTGGCTTCGTACTACACCTTTGGTCAGCCTGCGGACATCTTGGCGAACTTGGGTATGCGTGCGCAACCCCCAATGAACCCGCCTGAAATGATGCCCCAGATTGGTCAGCAACAGCAACCGCAACAAATGCAACAGCAGGGATTGCCACAGCAGGCTCCCCCACAAATGGCGCAACAAATGCCACAAGGGATGCCACAGCAGGGCATGATGCCTCAGCAACAAGGTATGCCACCTCCAATGCGCAAGGGTGGGTTGCCTCATGTTTCCAACGTGCCAATGGTCGAAGGTCGCATGGACTTCCGCCAAGGCTCCGCCGTGCATGGAGCAGGCGATGGGCAGTCCGATGACATTCCTGCAATGTTGGCGGATGGTGAATATGTAATTGACGCTGAGACCGTGGCTCAAATTGGCAACGGTTCAACAAAGGCTGGCGCACAGGCTTTGGATAAGTTCCGTGAGGGCATCCGCGCACACAAGCGCTCTGCCCCTCTGAACAAGATTCCACCTAAGACCAAGGCGCTTACCTCATATCTCAAAGGAGCAAAATAATGGCTGGACTATTTCAAGGTGACCCGTTACCAGCGATTACCAAGACGACGGAAGCCCAACAGACGGCTCCAGAGTTTTACACGAATTACCTGCAAGACATTGCCAACTTAGGTCAGAACGCTGTCCAGCAGGGCGGTATTGCTGGCTTTAGCCCTTTGCAACAACAAGCCTTCCAAATGGCTCCAGACGTCGCGTTTGCTGGCGCTGGTTCTTTGGGCGCGGCTTCTCAATTGCTGGGCGAGGCGGGCGCAACAACCGTTCCTGACGTCATTGCCGACTACATGAACCCCTATCAATCCGCTGTGGTGGATGAGATGGGTCGCTTGACTCAACGCAACGTACAAGAAAACATCCTGCCTAATCTTGGCGCGGCGGCTGTTGGTTCTGGTCAATTTGGCTCACGTCGTCAACAGCAGGTCACTGGCAACGCTTTGCGCGACATCCAGTCCGACTTACTGGGCAAGCAGATGCAAGCGCTCCAGCAGGGCTACACACAGGCTGGCACGCAGGCTCAGACAGATTTGTCTCGCGCCCTGTCCGCTGGTCAAGGCTTTACCAATTTGGGTCAAGAGCAACAGCAACTTGGTACGGCTGGCTTGAAGACCATGTCCGACTACGGCGCTCAACAGCAGGCTCAGGGTCAGAAGTTGCTCGACTACCCGATGGCTCAGACTCAACAGTTTGCCAAGTTGCTTCAAGGCTATCAGATGCCTATGGGTACAACCACGCAGGCGACTGGTTCCGAAGGTTACTCCAACAGCCCGTTGTCGCAGATTGCTGGCTTGGGTTCTTTGGTTGCCGCGCTTTTCCCGCAAAGCAACAGCAATCAATCCTTAATTGATGCACAAGTTGCCGCCGCTCAAGCTGATGCCGCGTACAAGAAAAGCATGACCAAGGGCGCTAAAGGTGGCATGATTCGCAAGGCACATGGAGGCGGTGTTCGCCTTGCTGATGGCGGAATGGCTCCCTCTGGCGCAGAATATCACGATGGCAACGGAAATTTTTACGATGCCGATGGCTACTTAGTGGGGTAAAGAATGGCACTTCCGAATAGCCCTTTGGGGCAAGCATCCGCCGCACAAGTAAAACCGCCTGTACAAACAGGGGGGAAATTTGACACAAGCGCAGTGCAAGCTGAAAACCTTGAAGAAATAACTAAGTCACAACCGACTGGCTTAAAAGAAAAAATTGTTGACGACCTTGGCGACCAGCGCGAGGCGATGAACTCTGCGCTTTTGCGTATGCGTGAGAGTCTAGATGCACGCAAGAACAGGCTGTTTGACCCTGTCTTGATGCAGACCGCCGCAGGCTTCTTAAAACCCACCAAAACGGGTTCTTTTGGTGAGTCATTGGGGTACGCCGCCGAAGGCGCTACAACCGCCGCAGAACGCGAAATGCTCCATGACAGAGAGAATCAAAAGTTGGAGATGGAACTTCTTGCAAAAGAGCAAGAGTTGCGTCAGCAGTTGGGTGGTGACCAGTTAATCAGCGCCCTTATGGGTGGCCCTAAAACTAGCGCTCCTGCACCTGCTGGCGGTGCTGTAGTTACTCCGACGGGACAATTACGAGTCCCCGGCGCGTCTTCGCCTGCTGATGTTGCAACTGCACCAAACCCTGAGCAAGTATTGACTGCCGCTCGTCAAGGGCGCATTCCAATCACTGACGAGGTGTTGTTGCTGGCAAGTCGCGTTGCGCCAAAGATGCTCCCAACCCTGACCGAAATTCGCAAGGCTCAAGAAGGCGAAGAGAAGAACCGAATTGAGCGCGAGAAGCTAGGGCAAGACAAGCGCAAAGTAATTCCTCGTGGTCTTCGCACTGAGCGCGAAATGAACGTGGACGAGTACGCAAAATATAAAGCCGCTCTTGACCAATATTTTGCTGATGGCGATGAACAGAAGTTGCTTAATTTCTATGACCGCAATGGCTACCTTGAGTCTGAACAAATTCGTGGTCGCAAGATTCCAAGGGCTGGTGAAACTTCTTCCCAAATTAACCCAGCAAGGTCTGCAACAGAACAAAAAGCGGAAGAAGAAACTGTAACTAAGACAGCGGCAGGTCGCGCTGAAGCCGCTGAGAAGATGGCTTCACGACTTGGCTTGCAAGCTGAGGCGGCGTTTGAGAACAGCAATATTGCCAACGACATGATTGGCTATGCCAAAAACAATCCGCTGGTGTTTGACATTATGAACAGACCGGGTCTTGCAAACGCTGTTGCTCGTGCTGTAGAGCAAGGTGCAAACGTGGGCAACTTCAACATTAGTTTGCCCGCAAGCGTGGTTAAGCAATATGAACTCAGTAGCAATGACTTGACTGCGTTGCAGATGTTTATGCAAAAGAGCGCACAGTTGCAGTCGCGTGGTCGTCAGTTGAATAGAACACCGGGCGAAGGCTCCACCTCTGATTACGAAACCAAACTGTTGGGCGGCATTTATGCGTTGCCTTCCGACAGCCAACGCGCAATTATTTTGAAGTCTGACGCACTGAAAATGCAGGGGATGTTTGATGAAGAACGCTTCAAGCTGTGGAACCAAAAGAGCAAGCAGTCTGGCTACACCTACAACGACTTTCTTGTTGACGATGATTACAAAGCGCTTAAAGCTGACTACCGTAAGACGCTTGACCGAGTTCGTGAAGAGAACTTGGACTTACTTGCGCCTAAGAAGAAAGACAAAGGCTCTACTGCGCCGACTACCCCTGCGCCTGCGGCTTCGGCTCCTCCAAACCCTGCTCCAGCGTCAACAGCGCCACCGAAGCCTGCGGCGTCAACGCCTGCACCAGTTTCAGCAACTCCGCTTCCATCGACCGACCCGTCAGTCCCACCGGGATACATCCGAGACAAGAAAACTGGCGTGATTCGCAAGGCACGCGAAGGCGAGGCGTAATATGGCAAATGACCATATAAAAATGTTCACTGAAGAGTACGCACCAATTGCGGAACAGGTGAGCAAACAAACAGGTATTGCACCTTCTGTGCTTTTGGCTCAATGGGGTTTAGAGTCTAGTTACGGTCGCAAGCCTGTCGGTCACTTCAATCTTGGCAACGTCAAGGATATGTCTGGTACTGGCACTGAGGCGGTTGACAACAAAACTAAATCCAAAGACAAGTATCTGAACTTTGAAAGCCCAGAGGCTTTTGGTGATTACTACTCACACATGATGCGACGCCTTTACCCAAAGGCTTTGAACTCAGGCACTGACATTTCTAAGTACGCAGAGGGCTTGCGTGAAGGTGTCAAAGGCTCTTACGCTGAAGACAAGAACTACGAAGATGTTATTCGTGGCGCACATCAATTGACAACTGGGTTTTATAAAGACCCAGAGATAAAAGAAGTAAAAGTAAACCCGTTTGAAGGTTACGAGTCTGAATCTTCTAGGTTTAAAAAAGAACAGGAAGAGGCGGCACGCAATGCACCTCCAAAGCCAAACCCAGAAGATAAGCCGGGTGGCTTAGATGCGCCTGAGTTGGGTGCAATTGTTGGCGCTGGAGCCAACGCGCTGTTCCCCATGTTCACTGACCCAAAGATTACTCCAAGGGTTGACACGGGAAGGGCGCAAGAAGCAAATCTATCTGCGCAAGACAAGCTGGAGTTGGCTCGTCGCAATTTAGCCAATGCCGCCCCACAGGGCGCGGCTGAACTTGAAGACACTTTCAGGCAAAGCCAAGGCGAATTAGAACGCCTTAAAAACGAACAGAGGCTGGCTGAGGCGCGTTTAAAAAGTTTACCCAAGGCTCCGCCAGCAATTGAGATTCCATCGGCTCCTGCGGCCCCTGAAGCGGTTTCTCGTACAAAAGCGGGCGACCCCGGTGCAGTCAACTGGGTTCATTCAATGTCTGACGACGTTCCTGAAGTTGTTGCCAATAAGGCTTTAAACATGAGGGGCGACAACCCCCGTGGTGGACAGGCCATCATTGATGCAAATGCGGCGGCAATTCAACGCCAAGCTGATTTGGGTTTAGGTGACTATGGCTTGACTCGCACTGCTGGTGGCGTGCAGTTGGCCCTACCCCCAACCACCGTAGCAGAACGTGAAGCTGATATAGACCGACAAAATAAAGAAAGTCAAGCTGAGTTGGCAAAAAGAACTGAGCAGGCTCGTTTACAACAAGAGGCGCAAGCACAGCAATTGGAGCAACAGCGTCTAGCCCATGAGGCTGACTTAGAGCGTTTGCGCCAGCAACGTGCGCAGTTGGGCCAAGAACACAATGTGTTGACGGGCCAAGTCAAAACTGTTGCACCGCTACAGCGGGCGCTGACAAAAGCCGAGACTGATGCAGAGATTGCCCAACGCAAGTTGGCCCGCGCAAACCAGCAACCAAACGCCGCAGGGCGCGTGCTTGAAAGCGCTGGCGTAGGCTCTACCAGAATGGGTGCTATACCACGCGCCATCACAGGTGGTGGCCTTGGCTACCTTGGCGTGATGAGTTACCAAGAGGCATTGAAGAGGTTCCAAGCTGGCGACACCAGCGAGGGCGTTTTGCAGGCTTTACAGGCGGGTTCTGCGGGTGCGGCTATGCTACCCCTAGCAGGCAAGGGATTGACCAAGGCACGGGGCGCTGGTGTGCTTGGCACGATAGGTTTAGGCGGATACCAAGCGGGCAGACGTCTGTTGAAAGACCGTCCGCCCGAAGAGTAAGTTTAGGAGCAGTTGCCACTCTCCTCTTTGCCCCCCTTAACCGGGGGGCTTTTTTTATGCGTTACCCGCAGTACACATCAAGAGCAATTGGGTTTGCGCAAACTGTTCTTGTGCTTGGTGGATGCCATCATCAAACCCTTGTTGATAGGCTTCAAGGCAAGCGTAAGCCAGAGTTGCCTCTGGGTCGCGTCTGCCCTCTTCGTATTGTTTTGCCAAGTGAGTGATGAGGCTGATGTCCATGACTATGCAGGTCGTTGGTTTTCCAAAGCATTACCCACTGCGACGTTCATGTCCTTAACAATCGCTACGCAACGGGCGTGTTCTTTTCGAGCATACTCCACCGCCACATATTGCTCAATGTTGTGAGCAAATTGGGTGATGTCTACCTCGTCCGCAATGAGAGGGTCTTTGCGGGGTCGGTCGCTTTGAAAGAAGATTTGCTTAATGGTTTCTTCGCTCAACATTTTCAATCCTTATTTGTGTGAGTTTTTAATTTGCCAAAAGGCCAAAAGGTGACAGAACATTTCCCAGCCCTCATTGAGTTCGTCAAGTGACCACTCCTTAACCACTGCAAGGCCAAGGACGTTGCGACTGACAAAGACGTTTGCGCACCGAGCGTTAGGAAGGCCAAGCCCAACCCGGTAGGCTGAGAGTTGCATCAGATGCTCATCGTATCCGCCAATTTTGTCTGGGTCTGTAAACTCTTTGGTCTTGATGTCAACAACAATTCCGTCTCCGTCTGGCGTAAATAAATCGCACTTACCGCCAAAACCGAGTTCATGTGCGAAAGAACGCTCTGAGACCCATTTGTGTTCGCCAAAGACGTTTTCAATTGCTTTGGTGCAACCGTCAACGTGTTCTTGGTGTTTTGTAACTTGTCCGCCTTCATAAAAACCTTGTATTGATGCATGGATGTCAGTTCCCGCATCCGCCGCCGAACGACCCTGTTCTTTGGAATCGTTGATGATTCGGTCTATGTATTCCTTTTCAGGTTCGTCGGGGCGGCGGGGAAGGGTAAGTGCGGCAAGTAGAACCTGTTGCTGGAGCCAAGCTGTCAGCGCGGGTTTTGCCGCAACATTCAAAATTGTAGTCACGCTAGGAACCAAATTCATGGTTCTTGCGTCGCGTAAAGTGGTAGCACGCATTCCACCTTTTTTGGCTTCCACAGTGTATTGCGGGACACCTTCACGGGTGTACCAGTGATTTGACTCGCTGGCGCGTATTGCTGGGGTTGTAATGGTCATTTGCGTGTTCTCCGAACTTGCTTACGAGCGGCGAGGCGCTTGTTGCGGGTAAATGCATTGCCTATTTTTACAGGCTCTGCTTGTTGCTCTTCGTGATGCTCTTTGCAAGTATCCAAATAGCTAATCAAGGAACGCGCCTTGTAAGAAATGGCTTCTTTGATAAATTCAAATTCATCAACTGCAATATCAATCACAATTCTTTCTGACATTTTTTTCTCCTAAGAAAATTCTTGGGCATCTGCCCAGTTGTACCAGCGCGTGACAAACTTCTTGAGGTCATCAAAAGATTTGCCACGCACCCTGAAACGACCGTCTGAGCAGAGTTGCTCAAACTTTTCAACCACCGTGTCACCGTCCGTGTTGCCTTGAATGATGACTACAGTGAACTGGGGTTGCCTTGCCAGATTGCGCAGTAGCAACCCCTGCCCTTGGCTGATGCTTTCACCTTCCCGCTTCCATTCACCAACAAAGAATTTGCACTTACGTTCAAACACCATGTCAATGTCGCAGGGCGTCGCTTTTGGATTGGTCTCAATCAGTCCTTTGAACTGAAAGAAATCAATGTGCGCCGCGTTTTGGTTACGCATGAGCCTCATGGTCAGAAGGGGATGTCATCATCCATGTCGTCAAAGCCGCTAGAGGGGGCTTTAGCGGGCGCTGGAGCGCTTGTTCCGCCTCGTGCTTGCCACTCTGGTGACTTCTGGATTTTCTCCTTCAGGCCGTTGCTAAAGCTGTCAAACAGCGCCATGTCAGGTTCGTCGATGGAGAACAACTTCAACTCGTTGTGGCCTTGGGGCATTCCAGTCTTTTTGATGGCTGGCGGCACAGACATGATGGCGGCAATGTTGGTGTACTCCTTGCCGTTGTTGCCCATAGCCTTGATGACCGAAATCATCGCCCACGCGCCCAGCACGTTCTTGAGTTCAAAGCCACGCAACTCGTCTGCGGTGAACTCGCGTCCACGCCACGTTTGCAGGTCTTTGCGCAGGGTAGCCATCTCCGCCAGCGAGAGCGTAAAGTTCTTGCTGATTGACATCGGTTCGCCTTTGCCTGTGACGATAGAATCGCCGTTCTCGTCTTCGCCATGCACCTCAAATTGCAACATCACTTTGGGCAGTTTTTTGACCGTTCCAAGGTAGGTTGATTCTTGAGTTCCCAAGTCAATGACTCGGTAGCACCGTGCAAGGTGCATTCCTTGCGGGACGGGTGTAAATTCACCACCGCCGCCGCCACTTTCTTTCGCTATTAAAGCCATCATTCGCTCCTAATTGATACAGTTTCTAAGGTCACAATTGGACGCTTGGACAGCCCGCATTCACTGCGGATGATGTTCCAGTCGTCCTCGGTAGCAACGCCTGCCTTGGCCTTTTCCAAAGCCTCCTCAAGCATTTGCATTCTTTCCAACATGAGTTGGTGCATTTCGTCTTCGCTGTGCATACGTTCGCTTTCGAGTTAAACACGCCCAAGTGTATCATGTTTAATTTGGTGTTGCACAACATTTTTTTTTGGTGTAACATCCGATTAACCAAGAAAGGGATACGATGACACTTCAAGAATATTTTCAGGACAAACCAAGGGGGACGATGATTGCGTTAGCACGCAAGCTGGGCATCAGCAAGACATGGTTCTCTTTGATTGTGACTGGGCGACGACTACCTAGCCCAGAACTAGCCCGCGACATTGAGTTGCACACAGGTAGGAAAGTGAAGAGGGCTGAACTTCGGCCCGACATTTTTGGAAAGACAGCGAAATGATATGGTACAAATTCCACATCGGTGATTACCTCACACACACGGTTCATCTCAGTGATGCTGAGGACTTGGCGTACCGACGCCTGCTTGACCTGTACTACATGAGTGAGAAAGAAATCCCACTCGATACCGAATCGGTTGCCCGCAAGATTCGTCTTGATTTGGACATAACCGAATCGGTTTTGAACGAATTCTTTGAACGTACCGAAACAGGGTATTTCAACAATCGTTGTCATGTCGAAGTTACGAAGTATCAACATCAAGTTGAAAATAATCGACAACTCGGAAAGCGAGGCGGGAGACCGTCAAAAACCGAATCGAAAACCGAATCGAAAGCGAACAATAACCCTAAGAAGATACAGATACAGAATAAGAATATAAATACATCGTCGAAATTCGACGAGTTTTGGCAATGTTGGCCTGCGTCCAAACGCAAGGTCGCAAAGGCAGAGTGCCAGAAGAAGTGGGCCAAGGCTGGGCTTGATGCTGTGGCTGAGACCATCATTGCTCAGGTCAACAAGCTGAAGGTCACCGAGCAGTGGACTGGCGGCTACGAGCCTGCACCACTGACGTACATTAACCAACGCCGTTGGGAAGACGACGCAGGCACGCCAGCAATTGGTCGGAGGGTGATATGACGCAAGATGAAATTTTTGCGCTAGGCATTCAAGCTGGCTTATGCGACGAGTTCGGCGGCATCAACATGGAGTACGACTACAAAAATCAGATACTTGCTTTTGCCAAGCTACTAGCAGAGAAAGAGCGTGAGGCGTGTGCGCAAATATTGGCAAACACTGATTTGAGTGGGCTAAGAGACCACCCGTTTCAAAATTGGGTTGCTGGAATGTTGTTTGAATTTATCAAAGCAATCCGAGCAAGGGGGCAAGCATGACCCCAGTCGAGCGTATGTTGGGTATGCTGACCAAGGTCAAGGGCCGCAACGGTTCTTGGACTGCTTGCTGTCCTGCGCACAACGACAAAGGCCCTTCTTTGGCAATTCGTGAGACACCAGACGGGCGCGTATTGCTTCATTGCTTTGCAGGTTGCGAGACACTAACCGTGGTGCAGGCGTTGGGCATGGACATGACAGACTTGTTCCCTCCTGACGACAAGCGCCGCGAGTACCCAATCGAAGGCAAGAAAAGCCTAAAGCCTGCGTTCTACGCCAGCGACCTGATGCGCATCATCTCGTTTGAGGCATTGGTGGTTGCCATTTGTGCTTACGACATGAGCCAAGGCAAGAAGTTGAGCGAGACCGATAGAGAGAGAATGAAATTATCGCAACAGCGAATTGAAGAGGCGGTGAAGTATGCAAACGTCTGACGTGCAAAAGAGAGCGCAAGAACTTGACGAGGCTCGTCGAATTCGTATTGTCAAACCTGACGAAGTTGACTTTGAGAAATACCTTAAGGCCAACGACGTGGCCCAGAAGGTTAAGGGCGCGGGCGACTTTTTGGATGAGATGGAGGCCGAGATTGCCAGCCCGGTGGTGGAGGTTTCGCAGACCATGCCTTGGACTAAGACCCATGCAGGGTTTAAGTTCCGCGCAGGCGAGGTGACGCTGTACGCTGGTGGTAACGGTGGCGGCAAGTCAATGGTGACGGGCCAGATTGCGATGGGCCTAATCAAACAGGGCCAGCGCGTGATGATTGCTTCGTTTGAGATGAAGCCTAAGCGGACGCTTTATCGTATGCTCCGCCAGTTTGCTGGTGAGAACATAGACTTCCCGCGCTACGTTGACAAACACAGATACCTTTCGGCATTGATTCTTCGTATGAGGGCTTTTGCTCATGCGAATTTGTGGTTGTATGACCAGCAGGGAACCGTGACTGCACAGCAGGTCATTGCCGTGTCGCGATACAGCGCAGTTGAGTTGGGTGTGCAACACATCTTCATTGACTCATTGATGAAGTGCGTATCTGGTGAAGACGACTACAACGCACAAAAGGCTTTCGTTGATGAGTTGACATCGTTGGCCCGTGACCACAACGTCCACATTCATTTGATTCACCACATTCGCAAGCTGGCAAGCGAAGAGGTCAAACCTAACAAGAACGACATTAAAGGCTCAGGTTCTATCAGCGACCAAGTGGACAACGTGTTGATGGTTTGGCGTAACAAGAAAAAAGAACACGACGCACAAAACGGTTCAGTTGACCCAAAGATTCCCGACGCTTACCTGATGTGTGAAAAGCAACGCAATGGCGAAGCTGAAGATTGGTATTCGCTTTGGTATCTCAAAGACAGTCAGCAGTTTGTAGAAAACCACGACTCAATTCCAATGTCTTTTGACAATGGAGGGAGATTTTGAACTATGGCAAGGAAGGCGAAGGAGAAGATGAGCATCGTCACCGCTGTCTCGTTCGAGAAATCATCAAGATGCGTATTCAAAATCGCGATAGCGCGTACCGCTGGTTCAATGGTTACGTTGACGACCGTGGGAAGCGCCATAAGGGGTGGAACGAACTTCATCCCAAGTCTCGCCTTGAGGCGGATGTTAGAGACCAATGGACTAAAGGCAACCGAGGTAACACAGGAGAATGGAAATGATTGAGATAACACTGCCTTGGCCCCCAACGGTCAACACCTATTGGCGCAACTTCAACGGTCGCACCATCATCAGTGCAAAGGGGCGCGAATACCGCAAGGCTGTTGCCGACCAAGTGTTGATTCAACGTGCCGCCAAGCACATCGACTACGCGGTGAAGGTTGAGATACAAGCCTTCCGCCCAGACCGTCGTCGTCGCGATTTGGATAACCTGCTGAAAGCGTTGCTTGACTCCATGACTCACGCTGGCGTGATGCAGGACGATGCATTGATTGAAGACCTTCGTGTGTATTGGGCAGACGAGGTTGGCGGTATGGTCAAAGTAACCATAGAGGGGGTTTTATGAATTGGATTTTGTCGTTGGTCGTCGTGTACTTTTTATTCACGGGTGAACCACCATTGATTGATGTGTTGCACGACCACGTCATGCAGTACCTTGCAGAGAAAGGTCGCAAATGAAAACCGAACCAGACTTAATCGACATCATCGCGATGTTGGTATTGCCCGCTTTGATTCAAAAGCAATCTAAGGTTGCCAAGTCAAAGATAGATATTGCCTACGAGGCTTATGAGCAAGCGCAGGCAATGCTCGATGTACGCGAAGACTTCATAGACAAAAGGAGTGATTGATGGATACATTTTTAAATATTGCGGGTTTGTTTTTTATGTTGTCAGGAATGGCGGCTTGGGCGTTTGGTATTTTTTTGGTGTGGTACTACTGGCTTTGTCAGCCTAGAAAGGAGCAGTAAATGTTTAACACGTTCGGAGAGTTTTTTTGGGCATTCATGTCGCTGTCTGGTTTTATGTTTTGGATTAGCGTTGTGATTTTTATTGGTTTAATAATCAAGCGCAATCGCGCAAAAAGAAGGGCTTACTATGAGTGAAGACAGAGACCCGCATAAAGCGGTTGACTACATCTTGAAGCACGCCGCGCTGTTCGCAAAGGCCAAGGCAGAGAGAACGTATATCGAGCAGTATCGCAAGTCCCTCAAAGGGATACTTATGAAGCGAAGCATGGAGACCGCGATTGGTGCGCAAGAGCGAGAGGCTTACGCTCACCCCGAAATGGTCGAGTTGCTGATGGGCCTGAAGGCCGCAGTAGAAATTGAAGAGAAGCTGAAATGGGACATAACAGCCGCAGAGTTGCGTGTCGAAATTTGGCGTACAGAACAAGCAAACAACAGAGCAGAAGGAAAGGCAACGCTATGAAAAATATTTTTATTTTGGTATGCGCAGTGAGCGCATTGGCTGGGTGTTCATCTAACAAGGACATGACTTACATCACGACCCAGAACCTCATCATGGACAGGAATGTTCAACCGTTGAGCCGTGGTGAGCAGATTGATGCCATCAAGGATTGCCAAGAGGCTGGCTTACGCGCTCGTGTCATCTACGCAAAGCGTTTGGTAAACGGTTACAGCACCGAGACGGTTATCGACGTTCTTTGCTCGAACAAGTATGCGTTTTAATTCGTTTCAATGGGGAGTCATCAACGGTCTGTCTTGGGTGCTTTGCTTGGCTGATGGTTGGATTCTCCATACCCACTTTCTATTTGCGATTGGGTTATTCTTTTTGTTTTATTCCATGTGGAGAATGATTGTGACATCAACACCTGAAGACGAAGAGTTTGACCGTATCCAAAGAGAACAATCGCATAGGGAGGCGGAGGGCTGGCGCAAGCGTCAGATAGTTTCCTTGCGAACCAACGTCGAGTCTTTTGACGATTGGGAACACAGCCATCGCCCAGAGCAATATTTTGTTGAGCGTCGGGCCTATATGGCTGGGTTTGAGGCTGGGCGTCGATATGAGCGATTGAAAGAAACCAACGACTGACATGACCACACTCAAAGAAAAGAAACACATGAGCGCTGTGGCTGAACTGGGGTGTGCGGTATGCAGGCGCATGGGCTACCCCGGCACGCCAGCAGAACTACATCATCCAAGGCGTTTGGCGGGGGGCTGGGGGCGTTCTAGCCACATGAGTGTGATACCGCTCTGTCCTGAGCATCATCGTGGCGCTACGGGCCTGCATGGGCTTGGAACCAAGGCGTTCCCTAAGCACTATGGCTATGACGAAGCTGACCTACTCAAAGAGACGCTGGAATTGCTAGGTGTTGCGCCTGAGCAACATTAGGGTTTTCCTTAAAAAATATTTTAAAAAAAGTGTTGACGGCGTTTAATTTGGGGTTAAACTAGCATCACTGACCAAGCAATAGTTGCAAGGCAGGTAACCAAACGAAAGCGAATTATGAAATCAAACGACATTCAACTCACTCAAGTAGACGTACTCGGCAACCTGTTGGCTCAGATTGCTGAATTGACTAAGCAAGCTGACGCTATCAAAGACGGCATCAAAGACGCCGCTTCTGCTGGTGGCGACAAAGTAGTAGAGGGCAACTTGTTCAAAGCAACATACATCGAGAGCAATCGCTCTGTGGTTGACAACAAAGCCTTGTTGGCTGAGTTGGGCGCGACTGCCGAACAGATTGCCCGTCACACAAAGACCACTGCGGTGTTCTCTGTCAAAGTCACATCACGTTAATCAATCCGGGGCCTCGGCCCCACTTTTAAATATCAACAGCGAAGGAAATTTATCATGGTACGTTACGGTTCATCATCACAGCAAACAGTCTTCCGTGGCACAGAGCCACTCTCTAACGACGTCATCGCCCGCTACGCTCCTAGCGTATTGGCTGAGTCGGCTCACGAGTCACGCGGTGAGCGTTATTCTTTTATCCCTACCATCCAAGTCTTGGACGGTCTGCGCAACGAAGGTTTCATGCCTTACGAAGTTCGCCAGACCCGCGTGCGCGACCAGTCTAAGCGTGAGCATACAAAGCACCTCGTGCGCTTGCGTCACGCAAACTCGGTGGTGTCCGCTGAGGAAGTGCCTGAGATTATTTTGGTCAACAGTCACGACGGCTCATCGTCTTATCAATTGTTTGCTGGTGTATTCCGTTTTGTTTGCTCAAACGGTTTGATTGCAGGCGATGTAATTGACGATGTCCGCGTGCGTCACTCTGGCAACGTGGTCGATAACGTGATTGAGGGTTCGTTCCGCGTGTTGGAGACCTCCAATCAAATTGCCGAGCGCATTGGTGGTTACAAGGCCATTTCTTTGAGTGAGCCTGAGCAACAGTTGTTTGCCAATGCCGCCCTGCAATTGCGTTGGGATGGTGAGGCCCCGGTTGAGGCTGACCGCGTGTTACGCGCAAACCGTTGGGACGACCGTAAGTCGGACTTGTGGACTACCTTCAACCGCGTGCAAGAGAACCTCATCAAGGGTGGCGTGTCTGGTCGTAGCGCAACTGGTCGCCGTATGTCCACTCGCGCAGTTGGCGGTGTCAACGAGAACGTCAAGCTGAATCGCGCTCTCTGGTCTTTGGCTGATGGCTTGGCTCAATTGAAGTCCAACACCATCGACATCGAAGAGTTGGTAGCGGCATAAAAAAACGGGGGCTTCGGCCCCCATAACCGAAACGAAAGCGAATCATCATGGACAACTACACAGCAACAGGTTTAGCAGAGGGCTTCATCGAGGCCGAGAGCGAAGAGCAGGTATTAGAGGCGTGGCAACACTTGGTCGACACGGGCCTTGCATGGCAACTGCAAGGGTTTTTTGGGCGCACCGCCGCCTCGCTCATCGAGCAGGGTTACATCAACGCACCAGAGGTAACTGTATGAAGCACGCACAAGCAGACTACATCAATGCAGGGTATCGTTACGAAAAGGCCAACAGCGCAGACAAGGCGCGGGCCGTAGCTGAGGGTATTCGCAAGATGCTTCAAGACGAACACATCAACGACCAAAGCGACGCCCGGTATTTTGTCGAGCGCGGTCGCAAGGAAGCAAGGGAGACAGCATGAACACCGACCACATTGTTCACAACAGCCAGACCCAGCGCATGGAGTGCCAGCACTGCGGCTTTTCTCAGGCTGTCAAGATGCCTGCACCCATCGACGACATCTTGGACTCTTTTGATGCCTTCACAAAGGCCCACGAGGGCTGTAGACGGCCCCCAAGCGAGTCGGTGATGTCTGAGTACATCAAAGGCTTTGACGCGGGCTACAACTACGTTTTGCACGAGATTGAGAACTACACCAAGCAATACCCAGACAATAAATTTGTGCTGGAGGAATTGTTGGCCCACCTCAAGATGGAGGGCAAGCCAGAATGAACCCAATCAAGTCTCTTTTCTGGCACGCCTTGCAAAGGGCAATAGCCGAGCGTAAAGCATTAGGGAAAGTACCTAGAAAATAATTTGAGAAAGTTGTTGACATCGTTTAACTATGCGTTATACTAACATCACTGACACAGCAAATCCGCATAGTCAGTTAACAGCGAAGGAAAGCGAAAATGTCAAAGAAGCTCACACTCAAACAAATCCGTTTAGGTCAGCTAATCGTGCGTGGTGAACACGCCGATGCGCAGGTCTACACGGTAGCCGCAGTTCGGGGCCTCAACATCTACCTTGTGTGGTTCGAGGGTTCCCGTCAGTGTGGTCAGTGGAGTGATTACAGCGGAAGCTACAAACCAACCCTTGAGCAGATTGAGTACAGCATTGCCGCCAACGGCAGGCTGGCATCAGGCCAAGACATCAAGGACTTGGATTTAGCGTAAAGCGAAGGGGGGCGAAAGCCCCCTGACAAGCAAATCAAAAGCGAATCGAAATCGAAAGGAAATAAAATGTCATTCATAGCAGAAATTGAAACCCGTGTTGCAGGCATCCCCTGCATTATTGGCGTGGCAGATTACCAAGAGGGTAATGGCAACAAGTGGTGCGACTCTGACGTCGACTACTACGGTTACAGCGAGTGGGTTGTGTGTGACCGCCGTGGACGCCCAGCACCTTGGCTGGAGCGCAAGCTGACTGATGCAGACACAGACCGCATCGAAACTGAAATCTCAGAATACTTCAACGATTAAGGGGAACACCATGACACACTTCGACACCATGAACACCATCGTCAACCAGTTCTTTGACAACCTGCCAAAGTCCTACGTTGCGTATTGCGACTACATCGCTCACACCATTGTGGGTAACCTCAAGGCCAACGATACCGAGCGCTTGCTTGCCAGCGTGAGCCGTCCACAATACGACCTCACTGAATCTGGTGGATTTGCCAGCACCAAGAAGACCATCGAGGTAGAAGACCGCAACGGTCGCAAGTACCGCGTGACTGTGGAGGAGGTGAAGTGAGCAATGAACCAGTAGCGATTGTAATCGGCGGTGGCAAATACGCACCAGTAATGGCGGACACTGTATTAAAAGTAGGAACGCCGCTGTACACCCATCCAGCAAAGACACTAACAGATGAGGAAATATTGCAATTTAGGGATAAAGTTCCTTACTCGCTTGGTTCTGATTTGATTGATTTTGCTAGAGCAATACTAAGAAAGGCACAAGAGAAATGAGAGAAGAAACCTTGCTTGAGAAGGTCATTATTGGTACAATGATGGTTCTGTTATTCGTGCTTATGGCATGGGTTCCAGACTTCACATTGACTGAAGAAGAGTGCGCAAAGCAAAGCGCCAGCGCTTACGTCAAGAACCTGTGTAGCGAGTCGAAAGCGAAATAAAACCGAGTCGGTTGTAACACCGACATAGACATCATGCTGGCGAATCCAAAGCGAATCGAATACACTTACATTCATTCGCTTACCTACATGGGGATTACGGGTTATGCCAGAAACCACCAAGAAGGCCATCAAACGGCCCGTCAAGACACCGAAGGCTACTAAGCAGGCCCAAGGTAGCACCGCGCCCGCAAAGAACCCTCTGGGCGCTCCCACCACATACAACGAACACATTGCTACTGTCATCTGTATACGGATAGCAGAAGGGGAGAGTCTGAGGCAGATTCTCAAGGATGTAGGGATGCCTGCGCAGTCGACGGTTTACGAGTGGTTGTTGCGCCACCCCTCTTTTGCGGAGCAGTACACACGCGCACGCGAAGAGCAGGCTGACACGCTGGCTGACGAAATCATCCACATCGCCGACGAGCAACCCGAAGTCATCGCGGTGGTCGACAAGAAGACTGGGGCGCTGATTGAACATAAGCTGGACGGCGCTTTCCTCCAGTGGCAGAAGAACCGCATCGAGGCCCGCAAGTGGACAGCCATGAAGCTGAAGCCTAAGAAGTACGGTGACCGCGTGGCAGTCGAAGGCGTGGAGGGTGGAGCCGCCATCAAGACTGAGGACACCAACGCCAACAAGTTCCTTGACATCATCCGCAACATGGAGATGACCAAGCGTGCTGGCTGAGTTGCTCGAAGACCCAGAGGTGCAGGCGGAGTTCAACGCC